GCTCCCGCGGCCAAGCGCTCTTGCCGTTCGTCTCCAACTTCGGCGCGGCCAACGATTACATCGGACTGGAAATCAGCGAGCCGATGATCGAGGCGGCGAGAGAGAACTTCGCCTACCACCAGCACGGCAACCGCGTCAGCATCCAGTCTGCCGACCTGCGCCACGAGTTCCCCGGTGTGACATCCAGCCTCGTGCTCTCGGTGCTCACCCTGCAATTCACGCCCATCGAATACCGCCAGCAGATCATCCGCCGCGTATTCGAGTCGCTGGCTCCTGGCGGTGCCTTCATCCTAGTGGAGAAGGTTCTCGGTGCCACCGCCAAGCTCGATGAAGCATTCGTGAATCTCTTCCTCCAGATCAAACGCGAGAATGGCTATTCGGACAGCCAGATCGACCGCAAGCGCATGTCGCTCGAAGGCGTGCTGGTGCCTGTCACCGCTCGATGGAACGAAGAGCTTCTGCATCAGGAAGGCTTCACCTCGGTCGATTGCTTCTGGCGACATCTTAACTTCGCCGGGTGGGTGGCGGTTAAACCATGATGTAACTCCATCCTTGAGCTTGTTGCGACACCGGTGATTCTGTAATATTCCGTCCTGTGACCCCGAAGTTCAACGAAATGGCCAAGGTGCGCGTCCGTTACGAAAACGGATCACAGGAAGGTTATGTCGTGGCCATCAAGCAGCAGGAAGGTCGCTGTCTCTACAAGGTTTCCCATCCGGATCAGGAAGATTCAGCCGAAACTTGGGACAACTGGGTGCCGGAAGAGTGGCTTGAAGAAGCGAGGTAATTGCCGTCCCGGTCTTTATCTCCCGCTTGACACCCGCCATGCGGCGTGGAGCCGAAAGAACTGTCACCGGACATCGCGGGTAAAATCCTCGACGCCGATTTTCAAAACATCGTGAAGAAGGTTGCCGCAGGCAAACCGCTCACTGTGGCTGAGCGTGCCCGCATCGAATCCCGGGCGGCCGGTAGCGTGGAAACGATGGCCTACACAAAGACGCTCGTGGAACTCGCCGCCGTGCTGGGTGTTTCACGCCGCACGCTTTCGACCTGGCAGAAGATTGAGGGGGCACCCAAGGCGCTATCTAACGGCATGTGGCCAGTGGCCGACTGGCGGGAGTTCGTCCGGCTCCGCGGCTTGAATGCGGGTCGCGTGCCGGTCGGAAACGAGGAGGCACTCAAGGCCCGCAAACTCTTGGCCGAAGTGGAGGAACGTGAGCTGCGAATCGCGGTGAAGAAGGGCGAATACGTCCCACTCACCAAGGTACGCGAGGAATGGATCGGCCTGGTCGCCCAGGCGTCATCCATCTTGCGGGCAAAATTCGAGAATGAGCTTCCGCCCGTGCTTTCCGGACTCGACGCCACCGGCATCCAGCGGGAATGCCGCCGCGCCATCGACGAAGTCCTGCGATGTCTCCACGAAGGCTGATGGGGTGTTGACGTTGGCGGCAAGGGCATGAGTGTCCTCAAGGAAATCTGGCGCGAGGCGTGGCAACCGCCCGACCGTCGCCCCGCGTGGCAATGGTGTGAGGATCACATAGAGGCCATTCCCTATTCGCCTAATCCCGGACGCTTCCGTTCGGAGAACTCGCCGTGGATTCGCGAGGTCATGGAATCATTGGTCGATCCGCGCATTCGCCTGGTCTCGATCATTGCGTCGGTGCAGTCATCCAAGACCACCGCGCCTGAGCTGACGCTCTGCTACATCATTTCCAACCTGCCGGGACCCGCCCTGTGGCTCGACCAAACTGACGAGGACGCCCGCGATTATTCCGAGTCGCGCCTGCAGAAGCTTTTCGACCAATGCCAGCCGGTCGCACGGCTCATGCCCACCGGCGTCCACCGCCACAAGCGCAAGAACAACGCGATCCAGTTTACCAACGGCATGACGCTCTGGATTCTCGGGGCGCACAACAAGACCAACCTGCAGCGCCGGTCGATCCGCTGGTTGATCGGTGACGAAACGTGGCGCTGGCCACTAGGTCATATGGCGGAAGCTGAGGCTCGCGTCACCGCCTTCGGCTGGCTCGGCAAATGCATCTTCATGAGCCAGGGCGGCGAGGAAGACGACGACACCCATCGGAAGTTCGACACCACTGACCAGCGCGAGTGGACGTTTGCCTGTCCCGAATGCGGCCATCGTCAGCCGTTCAAGTGGGAATGCGTCGAGTGGAGCAAATCGGCCAGGGATGAATCCGGCGAGTGGGATTTCGACGAGGTTCGGCGCACCACGGCGATGCGCTGCGAATCGTGCAACCACTACTTCAACGACGGCGAGCGCACACGTCGTGAACTCAATGCAACCGGTGCCTTCGTCGCCAAGAATCCAAAAGCGTCGAAGGAAAACGTCGGCTTCCACTGGAACGCCCTGTGCGCGATGAGCTGGGGGCAGTTGGCCGAACTCTATCTACGGGCGAAGGCGGCGGCGCGGAAAGGTGACGTTTCGTTGCTGCAACAATTCTATCAAAAGCGACTCGGTCTGCCGTGGCGCGAATACGTCGAGGATTACAAACTCGAAATCGTCAAATCCGGCTACAAGCGCGGCGAGACGTGGGAAGAGGAAGGCGCGATTGATCCGAAGACCGGGCGTGTGATTTCCGCCCCACTGCCCGAGCGGGCCGGACTGATCCCGCTGCGTTTCATCACGGTGGACTGCCAGATGGACCACCTCTTCGTCGTGGTCCGCTCGTGGTCGGCGGAGGGATCGAGCCGACTCATGTGGAACGAGCGCATCCTGACCTTCACCGACATCGACGTGTTGCAGGAACGCTTCGAGGTGCATCCGAGTCTCGTATTCCTCGACGCCGGCTATGCGACCTACGACGTCTATCGAGAGTGCGCCAAGCGTGGGTGGGTGGCTCTCATCGGCGATCGTCGCCCGGTCTATCCGCACAAAGGGCGCGACGGCAAAACTGTTCAGCGGTTCTACTCCCCCCGGCGCAAGGTCGTGCTGTCGCATCGCCAGCACTGCCACGTCCATTACTGGAGCAACCTCAACATCAAGGACACGCTCGCCCGCCTGCGGCGCAATCAGGATCCGGCTCAGGGGCCGACATGGGAAGTGCCCGATGACATCGACGACGACTTCCTCGCACAGATGGAAAGCGAGCAGCGCATCAAGGAAAAGGGCCAGTGGATGTGGAAGCAAATCGGTTCGCGGCCGAACCACTACTTCGACTGCGAGGCGGAACAGGCCGCCGCCGCCACAATGCTCAAGATCGTCGGACGGGAGTCGATCATGACCGCACCGGTTGACACTCCGGACGGGGAGTCATGAAAACCGTCACTATCCTTCGTTTCCTCACCTTTGTTGGTTCCGGCCTTTCCACGCTCGCTGCCCTCGACCTGACTGGCGTTGCCAGTTTGCTTGAACCCGGCATGGCGAAATACATGCTCGCCGCCGGTCCCGCGGCCCTCGCCGTGAAAGAACTCGTCGTCGTGCTCGGCGATCTCTTCGACGACGGCAAGCCTAACAAATCGTTCAAGATCGGTCTGTTCTGCTTCGCCATGGCGGTGCTGACCGTGCCGTTCCTTGCCTCGTGCTCCACGCCACCCGTGGTCACTGGTGAGTTCATCAGCAAGGACGGACGGCTTACCGTTCATCCGGACGGTCGCTTCGAAATCGTCGTGGAACCCCGCACTTCCAAGTAAGCCATGAGCGCGGCACTGTGGAAGAAGATCCAATCGTTTTTGGGAATTACCGCTGATGGCGTCCCGGGCGACCAGACGGCCAATGCGGTGGCGGCCAAGTTCGGGCTGATTTCGCAAGTCCCGACCTTCGATTCCCGTTCCGAGGCGAACATCGCCACACTGGTTCCCGGCGCACAGGCGAAGGCACGCGAATGGTTGGTACGATGCCGTGCCGAGGGAATCAACGTGAAGGTGATCTGCGGCCTGCGGACCTACGATGAACAGGCTGAACTCTATGCACAGGGTCGAACCAAGCCCGGTTCCAAGGTCACCAACGCCATGCCCGGCTATTCGTGGCACAACTTTGGCGTGGCGTGGGACTTCGTGATCTTCGACGCCAACGGGCAACCGCAATGGGACAGTCCCCTGATGGACCGGTGCGGAGAGATCGGAGAGGAACTCGGGCTCGAATGGGGTGGACGCTGGAAGAGTCCCGAAGACAAGCCACACCTTCATCTGATGACCGGATTCACGCTTGCCGAGGCGCGCCAGATTCGGAAGAGCGGCAGGCAGATAGCCTGACCGTTGACAGGCGCAACCTGACATGGCACGCGGACTCTTCATCACCGGCTTCACGATTTCCGAAGTGCTCGCGATCCAGCAGCGGGCGAAGGAATTTCTGATCGAGGGCAAAACCCTCATGACCTGGAACGAGGCGGGCAGTTCGGCTTCGAAGCAGTTCACCATGCCGGTTGATGAGGTGCTTGAGGAGTGTGGCCATGCACTCCGCGTGTTAGACCCCGCCACCTATCGCAAACCCCGCATCGCCGCAACCTCCTTCATCTCCGGATACCTGCCGAAATGAACCGCTTCAAACACTTCGCGCACCTGCTTTTGCCGCCGATTCTCGTTCCGAAGGCGTGGGGCTCCCCATACGAGTCGGCAAACTGGTCTCCACGTCGCGGCAGTGTGCCGGGAGCATCGCCAACCGACGCCCGCAACGAACTCACACCGGGTGTTCGCGCTGAGCTGGTTCGCAAGTCGCGATACATGCACAAGAACAGCGGATTCGTGCGGGAGCTTGTCGCCAACATGGCGATTTACTCAACCGGCGACGGCATCCGCGTCCAGGCGCAATCACCCGATCCGGTGTGGAACCGGGCCGCGGAAGCCTACTTCGCGATGTGGTCGCCCCGCTGTGAAGTGACGCGGCGGTTTTCATTTGAGGAATGCCAGGCACTCGTATGCCGGGGCATGGACATCGACGGCGAATACTTCATCCACAAGACCCGCGACGCCCAAGGCGAACCACGCATCCAGTTGATCGAATCCCACCGCGTAGGCGACCAGTTCGGTTCACAGGAAACCATCGACGGAGTCG